GTGGAGTCCCCCGCTTTCCACTCTGAGCCATGCCACGGCGTAAATCGCCGCCTCGGGCGTTGGCAAAGGCGTGTTGGGTCGAAAGGCTCTGACGGCTGCCGTGCTTACGATCCCTTTGATCACGTCATGGACGGCAAAAGCGGTGAAGTCCCCTTCAAATCTGCGTCGCATGGTTAATACCCATTGCGCCCCTCGTTGTTCGACGTGCTCCACCGTGCCACTCTCAGTCAACAACCAATCACCCTCCATGGCTGTGAGTCGGTTGATCTGCATTTCTGCCACTTCCAATTTCGAGCGCACTGTCAGTCGTTCGACTTCGGCCGTGCCGTCGGCTGATATACCGGCGCCACTCATACCCGCTTGGAAATCACCCACGGACAATGCTCCTTCCACGTTGGCTTTGCCCTGCACTTGAATTCCTTCTGATGTCAGTCCTTGGGCAAAGTGGATGGGTGCATGTGCCGTGTCGGGGCGAATCCCTGAAAGATATCGACTGTCAGCGCCTTTTATCAACGCGATGAGATCAATGAGCAGCTGTCCGACGCGTTGCGCCGTATTTGCCGCCTCTTGCACCTCGTCTCTAATTTGTTCGGCGCGCTGTAGCAATGTTTCCATGCTTACTCCTCCTTATCTTCCGTGTTTTTTTCTTCTGTTGCCTCTTTCTTATTTTCCAATTGTTGCTCGAAAGCGTCTGCGATGAGTCGTGCCAAATCGTTTCTATCCTCAATGATGGTGTAAATCGTGCGGTTCTGCTTTTCGATTTCTTCCTTTTCCCAGCACGATTCTCTGATGCTCTTAAATTCACATATCAGGCAGTAAGCACTCCATACCATGCAGAAGAACGGTGCGGGCAAAAGATAGCACGCCACGATGTCGAGTAGTGTCAGCACAAAGAAAGGCACAAAATATCTCATGGCCTTTTTGGCTGTTTTTTTCAGGCCCCTCGATGTCACGGTTGCGCCGCGTTGTTTGGCCTTGTGTACTCCAAAACATAGATCGAGAAACATGGCTACAAGAATAGCAGCCGTGCACAACGTAATGACCGCGGTGTGCGTGTGTGCATGCTCTTTTAGAAAAAGCCAAAGCGTGTCTCGAAAGGCTTCAATTATTTCATTCATAGAATTGCAAATGTCCTCTGTTTATTAAATGATCTCCAGCATGGGAAAAACCGACGTCCACGTAATGTTTACCACTACCACCGTGGGCGAATTGAATTCTCCGGGGTGGTGCTGCTCTGTGGTGAAGAGCGGGTCGGTCGGTCCCTTCCCACCCACTAACCAGCGCGTCCCCTCGGCGTCTGTGAGTAGCAGTGCCGCCGTTGTTGTGAGCGGGGTGTGGCGGTGGGTCGTCACTGTGATTTTAGTCGTGTAAAGCCTTAAGCCGTCTTCGACACTTTCTGTCGTGTCGGCCTCTGCTATATTGGTCAAGCACCACTCTTCGGCGTTCGGCGCCCGTCCCACGAACATGGCTCTGTGCCCGTCGGGTGCCACCGCCACATTGGTCGTCTTGACGGCTGCGGCTGTAATCGCTTCGACGCGATATAAGAATCTTCTCATGTGTCGGTCTCGTTTTCGATGTCTTCAAATTCCACGTCGTGTGCTTCAGCCTTGATGTATCGTGCAGTCAATTTTTTCACCAGCTTGTCCACGTCTGCAATCGGATCGAAACCTACCACCGAAACGTCGCCTGTAATTTCCAAGAAAGGAGGTGTAATCGTAGAGTAGTCGGGTGCCGTCGCTTCGTCTTTGTCCAGTCGCATAAACTTTCCCTGTGCATTGACGAGTTGCGCCATGGCGCGTGCGTCTCCGTTGATGCGTGCCGTGTTCCAAGCCTCGTCCAATCTTTGTCGAAATTGCCAGCGCTCAAAATCCACGGTGCTCTGATTCATCGCGCCCAAACAGAACTTGATGATCTTGAGATCTTCGTATGCCATGGACTTCCCGATGCGATACCTTCGGATGATCTCTGCGACGATATCCTTGTCCAGTAATCTCGGATGAGCCAGCCAGTGGTTGTAAATATCCCTTAGCCTGATCATTCTTCCCCGCGTGGTCTGCGAAAGTCCCGCCTCCTGCATTTCTCTCTCATCAGCAAAGAGAAATTTCTGTGCGGTTTCGATCAGTGCCAAATTCATAGATCAAGAAAGGCCTGTTTGAGGTATTCCGAAACCTTTTCTGTCGCGCTCGGTGATCCCGCTTCCATGTATTCGATGTTCCTTTCTCGGATTTCAAGCGCGGTTTGCGCTCTGATGCGTCGAAATGCTTTGGACACGGGCGTATTCGGATCCTCGATATTATCACGCAATATGACCTCGTCCACGTTCATGAGCACTGCAATATCCGCGATGGGTGTGAGTGCGCGAACCAAGCGCTCGAAGAGTTCGCCGTCAATCTCCTGTATTGATCCGAGACGCTCGGAGTTTTTCCAATTTTCTTCGCACATATTCTGCAATTTCCCCCTTGTTTGTAATGAAATAGACCTCGTTTCTTGTGCCTCTCGTCCCGTTTTGCGATGTGACGATGGTGCAAGTTTGTTCTTCGCCGTCCACGACGACTACTTTTGCATGATTGGCACAATAGCAGACTCGGTCAAAAACGGTTGTTGTGAGTGTATTTGTTCGTGCTGTCTTTTCTGCGGCTTTGAAATCAAAAAAGAGTTCGGCGTGTTTGATCCTTCCTCTCTTTTTGAGCATGTGGATTTTTCTCACGAATTCCTCTCCCACCGAAAAAGACATGATTTTCAAATCGGCTTTTCCCGTGAATTCTGTCAATTGCTCGATGATCTCTCCCAGTTGCAACCTGTCTGTGATGAAGAACTGTGTCGGTTCCTCTCTCGGGTCGTGTATTGTTGGTTTGTTTTCTGTTGTGTGCATGAGTTTGTTTGTTAGAAGAAACGGGGCGAACATTTTCTCAACGTCCGCCCCGTCAACCTAAACAAAAAAATCGTTTTATTGTTCGCCTTCAGTAGTGGGTTCAATGTCCACTCCTAAGGCGTGTATTCGTTGGGCGAAATCGGGTTTGAAACTTCCACCTGTTTCTGCGATGAATGCCATTCTCTCTGCGATTTGCCTGCGTTCATTTTCAACCTCTGCCTCGTCGATTGTTTCTGCCTGTAGCAGTGTTTCGAGTTTAGCTACGTGTGTTGAAATGAACTTCCTTGCCGCCCCCACTCGTTTGACTTCGTTGCCGGGCTCCGGCGCTTCATCGACCGCTTCCACCGCTTCTTCTTGCGACATATCGGAATTATAGTTGTCATAACGTTCCCAGCCGTCGGTGTATTCTTTCACAAGCGGCTTTAGCACCTTGAGCTTTTCGTAGCGATCACAAGCCGGGGCGTTCTCCATCTGCTGCAATTCTGTAAAGATTTGCTTGATCTTCTCGAAGAGTTCACCACCGCGTTCATAGATAGCCCGAATTTCTTCAGGCAGTTCGTTGTGGTCGCTGCGCTTGCCGCGATGTGCCGGTGCTGTGTCATCTGTCTCTTCCGGTGCGTCTTCACTTTCGTCTTGTCGCGTCGTGATGATGTTCTGCACTTTCGGAATCAGCTCGCTATCCATTTGGCGAACGCTCTCCATGGTGTGGCCGTCCAGCCGAATTCGTAGGAATTTCTTTAGGTCGGCTTCCACATGGTCGTGTGCCGTTTCCGGGCGTATCATTGCCAGTTGGTAAATATGTCGGTTGCCATTGATGCGCAAAAGCAGTTCAGCCCCTTTTCTCACGTCGCGTTCTTCGCGTGGGGTTTCTAACCAGTCGGCGATGTCCTGTGTGAATGCTTTATCCATGGCTTCCGCTTGCTACGGCTGTAGTTACGTCATCGTTGGCTCCCGAAATGTTGCCCTCGTCCACTTCGATTTTACCGGTGTAAAACGGTGCGGGCGAAATGTCTCGTGAAGTGATTTCGATCACCGTTCCGCCGCCGGAATAGCCCTCGCCGGTTGACAACTTCGGTTTTACCTCTGTGTCGTACATTTCCGAACCAAGCAGTCGGCATTTTCCATTTCGCTGAACGATGATAAACACAAAGTGATCTTCAGCTGCCAGTTGGCAAAAGCCCGTGACGGCCTCTTCGATTCCGGGAAAAGTCAAAGTGGCTTTGTTCTCATAGAGCTTCGACGGATATTCCCCGGTAAGATCAGACTCCATTTGTCCCTTGCTGTCGATCAGGTCAATTTTTTTCCACTTCTTATCGGCATTCAGCACGAAATCTCCATTGAGCGTTGCGAGTTTTTCCATGGTGGCTCCACTGTCTGAAATATTGAGACGCTTGGGCCACTTGACGATGTCTCGCTTAGCGATATAATACATGTGATTTCTCAAGCCCGGCTGCACTCGACTGCCTTGGCAGTGGATGAGACTCTCTGTGAGAGTGGGTAAACCGTTGCAATTGTTTGGCATAGTCTTATCGTTTTAGTGTTATGCGTGGATTTTACCCACAAAGAGGCTTTCTTTTGCGATGGTTTCGAACTGCACGCCGAAATACATGGTCGCCACAAAGGAGATCAGGAACTCGTGGTATTTCTCGATTGCGATATTCTCATCAGCCATTCCGGCGCCATATCCGTAAAGCATATTTTTCTTTGTGGACAAGTGCACGTATTCCGACCCTTTTTTGGACGCCAAAGGAACGAGCTCGCACAAATTTTGAGTTCCCTCGAGGAATGTTTTCGAGTACTCATGGTTGTAAGGCGTAGAACCGAAGCGGGTGGCGTAATCGCGATTGTAGGCGTTATATAAAGAATGAGGAATATACAACTTCGTCTCAACAGCCTGCAGTTCCGGTGCCGCTCCTTCGTAGAATTTCATCAACAGGTCGACCGTGTTCGTGTCGGAAAATGCTTCTGGAAATTCGTGGAGATTCCCTTGCGTGGTTGAAATGCTAGTCGCGTCAATTTCTTTTTTCGTAATTGTATCAAAGCCGTCGAATAGGTTTTTGGTTTTGTCTCCCGAAGCGTCCCGCTCCGCCGTCCAAAGAGCGGCGCCGATCATCTTTCCAAGTTGTGCCGATAAGTAAGTCAGCACCTGCAAAACCAATGCAGCTTTGGTCAATTCTTCACCTTGTGCGAACGCCTCTCCCCAAACCGTTTTAGCTGCTTCGTTCGGATCAAATCTCTTCACGACTGATCCAAGATAAGTTTCCAGTACACGGGGGGTGATTTTCACGCCCGTGTCGTCAACTCGTGTCGCGTTGTACGGACCGAGTTCAACGTTTCCGGTCAACTGTCCGATCACTTCGCGCCCAGCAACGCCCGGGCGGCCTGTGAAGTGTTGCAATGTGTCACTGCACGAGATGACCGGCGTCATCAGCAGTTCTTTTTGGAAAGTGGTCGCTGATTTTTTGAGATCAGCGTCCGAAATATTTAGGTATCCCATATTCGTTGTTGTGTCAGTTATTCAATGCCTTGCCCCCTACGGCTATTCTCTCTCAGGAACGTGCGTCTATCAATGTCAGAGTAGCCCCTTGATCTTTTCAAGTTGTGCCTTTGCCACGGCGGCGGCTTTTGCGACAGAATCTTCTCCCTTGTTCTCGGCGGTGTCGTTCACTTTTCCTGTTTCTGCACCGTCTGCATTCGCCACGGCTTTTGCCTCTTCTTTCATTGCTTCAATTGTTGACTTCAATTCCTTGACTTCCTTTTCTAAGTCTTCGGCTCGAGTCTTCTCTTTTGAGGCCTCTGCCAACGCTTTGTTTAGCATTTCAGCTTGTGCGTTTGACAGCATGACGCCCTTTTCATTGGCTTCCATTTTCTCAACTCCCAAAGCATTGAGCAAATCAGGGTGTGTCGTTTTATCCATAATCAAGCAATTATTTTCAGTTGTACTTTTGTTTGCCGCCTTTCCGATTCCGAATTTCGCCAGCACTCGCTCAATGATAGTCGGCTCGCTTACAATATTGAGCGGTGGCGCCGGCAAACCGTGTGCATTGCACATGGCCGTGACCATTGCCGTCATGCCCGTCTCCGGCGTCGTGGTGTCTTCGTAATTATCAATTTCGTCCACGAGCCCGTATTCCAGCGCCTCTTGTGCAGTCAACCAACGCTCTTCTTTCATAAGCTTCTCCATCTCTTCCACGCTTTTCCCTGTGCGTTTGGAATAGATTTCAGCTATTACTTTGTCGAACGTCGTAAGCATTTCATTGAGCTGCTTGAGTTCTTCATGTTTGTCGTCGATGTCTTCTTTCTGTACTCGTTCGAAGTAGAATAAAAACGACGATGCATTATGCACAAGCATAACAGCTTCGGGTGCCATCACGATACGACGTGCCCCCATGGCTATGATAGTGGCTGCAGATGCCACCATGCCATTTAGATAAGCCGTCACGTTCGAATGTGCTCGAAAGAGTGTACAGACGTCCAACCCATCAGAAAGCGATCCTCCCAGAGACGAAATTCGGACTTTTATTTCTCTTTCGGCGTATGGTTGCATAGCAGCCCGTACGCTCTCCCCGGTGATCCAATAGCCGATTTCGCCTTCAATATTGATGTCGTATTTTCTTGGCATAGCGTTGTGTCTCTTAATGACGCAAAGATAGCCCCGCCCGCGCGGGGAAAAAATGACAAACGCGGCCTAACGGTTTTCTCCGTTTGGCCGCGTTGTTGAAATAGAGAAATCTTCCTCTTAGAGTTTTCGTGCGGGTTCCTACATTCGTCCCGATAGGGCGAATGTAGGCGCGCGAAAACGCAAAGTATTTGTGCGGGTTCCTGCATTCATCCCGATAGGGTGGATGTAGGCGCACAAATACGCCCAAACGGCTAAAAAACAGCTTTTTCAGGGCAAAAGGAAGAGACAAATACCATCGGTTTAGTCTTTTCCGGCTTTGCTTTGCCTGAATATGCTGTTTTTTAGCCGTTTGTTCGCCAAAGGCCGTCACGAGAGTGCGGTCTTTGAGTGAAAGGATCCCCCAGCGCGCTGAACTCTGCGCCTCATGAGCGCATAAAAGAAAATCGGAATATGCGTTAAAATTTACATCATTTCGCACACTCCGATCAAAACAAAAGCAAGCACAAAAAAAGATACGACAACTCTCTAATTAGCAAGCAAATAGCTTGCTTGTTTAGAAAGAAAATCGTATCTTTGTAATGCAATTGAGAGAGGAAGGAACTCTCAAAATTGCCGCTTTCAGCACGAGGCTGTCAGCGATGTTAAACCTTTAATAACGATTCTCATGAAGATCATTGTTATCAAGATTTTCTGCTTGGAATTCTCCGTCGTGTTGAGATGGATTAAGCCTTAAAAGGCTGCCAAGCAAAGGGTGTGGGGCTAAGCCCCCGCCCTACCTTCTTGAGGTTCGTTACACTGCAAAAATACAAACAAAAGTACAATGGAACAAACAAAGCACCCGAAAAATCCGCTTGGTAGTGTTCCGAGCAAAGGCCGTCCGCGTACAGTAGCGCGCAAAATCACAATCGGCCTACCGGAAGACGCGTTGAAAATCTATGATAGCTACTTGTACAAGACGGCGTTCGTATCCGACGCGATCCGCTTTTACCACCGCTATTTAGAGGAACAGGCGCAAAATACCACCGAAGAGTAAAATGAACAACGCCCCCACGTCATTTGAACGTGGGGGCGTTATTATTATCATGAAATTCATGCGGTGATGAGTGCCGCGTTTTTCGCGAAATTCGGCGGTAATAAGATCCCTTGTTGTTCAAAGTTCTTTTTCAGCCGGTAATACATTCGTTTGACTGCGTCTCTGTGGGTTATTCTTATGCCATGGCGCTTGCACCATTGTTCCAAATGTTGAGGGGTCAACCTCCCCTCTGCTGCCGTTTCGACAATGAACGCCACCAGGTCTAAGCGAAAAAACCTCTTGAGGTCTCTTACAAAAACGGCTTTGGCCTCTTTCGACAAGTGGTGGTAATGCTCGGGTTTGTGCCTACTTCTGTTTGGGAGCACAACGTTGATCGCCATGCCCCGTTTCCTTTCCTCGTCTCCGGGCGTCTTCTTCCGTTGCGCCACTGCCACCAGCGCGTGTAATAAGTCGTTGTGAGGCGAACGTGCGGGGAATTTTAGGGGATTGCCATATTTATTTACAAGCCAGTCGAACAGGTAGGGCGGTACTACAATTGAAGTCGTTATATCTTTCATAATCAGCTATTTCTATATCACAAATATACGAATTATCCGGGGTTCCACCAAACCAATACACCGCGAAAGTCCGTGCACTTTTTTTCTCATATATGATTTTCGCACGAAATTTGCGTATCATCGTATCAATGCAGATTATCAGAGAGTTAGACGTGATACGGAAATAATCAGCACCCGAAAAAGGTTGGTCCCCGTCTGCAAACGTATCATCGAGGGGCGAAATTCGGTGCTTTGATACGCTTCTCGGTTTTTCTGTATCGTTTCCGTATCACTTCCGTATCACTTCCGTATCATGCCGAATTCCCTTTATTCATCGGTATTCTCTTCTATTTTTTCTCTACATGATACGATGATACGGAAAAATAGTACGATTTCAGCATGTCACATTTTTACGGTTTCCTACCTCTCAGATCATACAGACAGGTTTCCCCGCCAGAAAACACGTAATAATATAAAAAAGCAGCCACGCGATTGCATGGCTGCTTATTGCTCTACATTCAGTACGGTAATCTATATGGTGGATCAAATGAATCGTTTACCGGCTCTTCTTCTTCGTGCGCCTTTTTCGAACGTAAATAGATGATGTCTTCCATCTTCCCATCAATTCTCCGAGAAATACGGCCTTGCGAGTTACAAAGTTCGGGCGGGTTAAGCATATAGACCTCTTGGGATAAAGCGACGAACGCCTTTAATTGCTTGACAAACCTTTTCATCGAATACTGGTGCCCTACGTTCCCGGCAAATCTGACGTAATTTTCAAAGGCCAAACGTCTAACCAACAGACAATCGAGGTTGCCACTTTCTTCGGCAAAGAAGGTGGCCGCCCAATCTTCAAAGTTCTCCCCCATGTCCGCCTTGTGCTTTCGTTGCAAGATATTACCAAGTGGCGGTAATATCTTACCGCTCGTGCCCGCTACTTTCAAATAAAATCGACAACATTGCATGAAGAAATTGATATCTCGGTTCCAATCGCTTTCAGGATAATCTTCAGTCAAAAGGTTCCGTCCGAAATCATCACGAATTGATCTATCTTCGATGTAGTCATTCTCGGCGGCGCGTTGGTGATAATAGTCTGAGAAAACCATTGGTAGCAAACGCGCCATTGTCGATGCGTCGAAATCAGTAGGAACATAGTTGGTCGTAAATCCCATTTTCGGAGCTTTTGAAAACGGAATCGTAAATGAGCGGTTGTTCTTCGGGTTGACGGTCAACGAACCGGTGATGATGTCGTAAAACATACCCATCGAAAGGTATTGAGCACAATCGTCCACGAGAATGAAATCAGTGCTTTTGTCTACTTGGTCAAAGACGTGTGGGTTATCCATGAGCTTGGGGTTTCGTCCCGAAAGCTTTACCTGCTTCATGAAATGTTCGAATGCTTTGAAAAGAAAGGATTTTCCCGATCTTCCATTACATTCCCCGTCTGATCCGATCTTGTTATCCATGGCCTGCGGCGCCCATGCTCTTGACGGGTCTTTGTGTCTGTGTAGCATGTAGCCTATAGAGAAAATCTTGTTGATGAGATTGAGCTTCTGTTCTCTGATCTCCTCTGCATTCAGTCCTTGCCCTGCAATATCAAAACGGTGTGCTTCATGATATGCATTCCTTTCGCCTCTCGTTGCAAATGCCTCTTCTATTTCCTTTCTCCAATAGAGCCTCGATGTATTGATTACGTAGCCAAACATAGGAGAAGCCGTGTTATGAACGTTTATGTCCCAAACGTCTGTCCCTGTTTCATCTTTCGAGCACGTAATCTCAAACATATCTTCGAGCTTTGAAAATCGGTGTGGAATCACATTCTCTTCCCACACATAGTGCCCCAAAGCAGAACCATCAGTGTGCTCTTTGAGTTCGTTGGCAGTAACTTCCACTGCCACGTTCTCCCGATCATTCTTTTTCAAATAGAATATCTGTGAGTCCGCTGTACAGTTTGAAAAATCCAGCTCCACTTCTGCCAGGTTTTCGAGCACCGCTTGTCCGGCTAATTTGGTAGAGTTGAGTATGAGATTACGGATATCGGCGTTCAATGCGCGCTCCTCTGCCCAACAGCGAATGAAACGTCTTATATCTCGCTGCTTTATCTCGCGCACCGTCGTCCCTGTGATGTGTACGAATCTTGTCAAGTCGCTGTCCTCGTCTTTTAGACAACGATACCCGTTGAGTTCCAAAAATGCCAGTAATGAAACCGTGTCGATCCAATACTCCGTCTTATTCTTCTTTTCATTGACTCTTTCTCTCCAGAATTTGGCCGGTGTAGCCATGAGGAGCAGATCCTTGAAATCACCGATTTCACCACGTAACTCCATCCAATCGCGCAAATCTTTCCGTGGTTTCCCCCGATTGTCTTTGTAGGACGACAACCATTCCGGTAACCAAACAGTTCGCACGTCAATGAATCGCAGTGCCATCTCAACTCCCTTTTTACGCCCTGTAGCGTCCAGGTCGGGGATATTGTATATCGTTTCAGCGTACTTCGTAATCTCGCGAAATTCCGCGTCCGAAACGCGATAAGTTTCCGAGTTAAACCAAAGCGGGGCGTATCCCATGGCTTTACAGCATAAGGCGTCCCGTTCACCACTACAGATTATTGCCTCTGCTAATTTGGTCTCTTTGTATGGTATATTCTCTTTGGCCGGGTCTGCGTTCCATTCACGTTCAAGCCTCTCATTAAGTTCTCGCCATTGCATGCGTAACTCCTCGAGTCCATTGATATAAGACCTCGGTTTTTCACCACGTGGTGCATACGAAAATCGAAAAGCCTTATCAGGGTTCAGTGGCTTATAGATCTTGTAGAAAGACTTCCCCGGTTCCTCTCCTTTCGCAGGTACTACACACTCGCGTATTAGTATCGGATAATGTTCGTTGGCATACTCGCATTTGACCACTCTATTCTTTACATATCCCACATATTTCGCAGCATGCCAGTGTAGACTTTTGGCGACTTCTTGAGTCGCTTTCGGACTCATCACCTTCAACCATGTCTCCGGTATTTCGTCCATGAGTTCGAAAATAGTCTGTCCTTCGGCTTCATCAGGCTTTGCCGGTCGATCTTTCCATTCGGCTCGGTTCTGCGTTTTGTTGATGTCAGAACGTACATTGAACGTTTCAGCAATTTGCAATACAGCTTCGCCGAATCGATTGATGCCGCGCTCTTTCATCCAGACGTCCACTGGTGAAAGCGCATGCCCTTCATCACCGTAATCGATCATCTTCCACACGCGATTCCCGTTTTTATCCGTCGTCACCATTAACATAGCAGACGCCGTTCGTTCTGATTCGCGTGCTTTGAATTTCGCCTTTGGATTACTTACGCAAACCTCCGCTTGTGGATACACGGAAAGGATTATATCCAGTCCTTCCCGTGTACCCGCGTATAGTTGTTCAACAGTTATCATAAATCGTAGAGTGTCGCTTCGACGATGTCTTGCATTCTTTCCACAAGCGTTTCCGCTTGTTCTGTGTTCGTTTTGAAGAATACGACACTCGTCCCGTCGTCGTTATTCTTCACACGTTCCACTTGAAATTCCTTCTCTATCGTGGCAAAGAAAGCTCTTGCCCGAATTGCCCAAAAGGTGCATTCAAGTTTGTAGGTATGTCTCGTTCCAGATAGGTAGATTTCAATTCCTTCCCGGGTTGTGTTGTACTTTACAGGCAGCATGCTCTCTTCTTTTACAGTTTACTATGCCAAAAGCGCTGAATTTCCTCTGCGGTGTAGAGTTTCCGTGCCAACTCGGGGTGATACTCTGATCTAATCGCGCCATTTATGGTATAGACACGAAGCGAATTGCGGTGGATACCGAGCAATGCACACGTTTGAGCGATGTCATAACGTCCTCCGGGGACGGTTTGGGGTGGAATGTGGATCATGATACTCTTGTTAGATAGATTATACCTTTGGGTTCATCTACCACTGTCTTGAATTTTCGTTGTAGACTCTTCCCATATCTGTTTTTGTAGACGGTTACTCGATCATAAAACCTAATCGGAATCATGTAAGTCTGTCCGATTTTGATTTCTCTCATCACCGCTGCGCTAAGTATTTCCTTTCTTATGCATTTATCCATCGGCCTCTGTAGTAGATGTTATTATTATTATTATCTTTGTCCCGCAAAGGTATTATTTTTATTGCACACTATCAAATTTATTTGTGTGTTTTATTCGACAAGATCACTTTTAATACCCCCTCAACAAGAAAACCTGATTACTATGTTTTTAGAACGAATTCGAACACTCTGCTCAAAACGCCCCGGTGGTGTCAAAGGATTAGCTGCTGAAGTCGACATGAGCGACGTTAACTTGTTTCGCTGTATCCGTGAGGGTTCTATCAAGGCTCAAGATCTTGAGCGTATCGCAAAAGCTTTGAATGTGAGTATAACAGAATTTTTCCCTGATGACAAGTCTTACCTATCTATTGGTAACAATGCAGTCTCCTCGTTCAATGGTAACAACATTGCTCTTTCCGGTTCCACTGACATGGCAAAGGAAAATGAAGAACTCCGTGCTCGCATTGCACAATTGGAGGAGCATTTAAGAGACAAAGAGCTAATAATTTCATTGCTTCGAAGTAAATCAGAAGTTTGACAGCCGTGCAATACCCGTGCAAGAATAAGGTTATTTGTGACCAATTGGTTCATAATCAGGAAATTTCGCAAGATGTCGACTTTTGTGGATAAAAAAACCTAACTTTGGCGCATCACTCTCCATCGTTTCAACTCCCACCCGCATGAGAAAACTCCTCCCCACCCTCTTCCTCGCACTGCTCACCGCCCTCCTCGCGACCGCCTGCCAAAAAGACGAA